TCTGCTGGCTCTTTGTTAGCTGGTAAGAAAAAGATGCATATCCATCCACATGAAATGGAAGGAATGCCTGATGCTAAAATGCCAAATGAGGATATAAAATCTTATATTTTTGATATTATAGAAGCATACAAGTGTGGAGAATGTGCTCACCCAATTATTGGAGCCCAATTTAAGGATGAGCCTAGAGCTTTAGAAAAGATTAAAGCTGGGAAAACGCGAGTGTTTGCAATGTCACCTTATCCGCATACTCTAGTATGTCGGATGGTTTTGTTTCCTTTTATGGCTGGTATGGTTGAGCATAGGTATATGCATAAAACGGCTGTCGGTGTAGATTGTGCAGCACGAGATGCTTTACCTATGTTTAAGCATTTGACGGATTTTTCCAAAAATATCATGGAAGGAGATTATGGAGGTTATGATACCTCTATGCCTGTGGGCTTTGCCTATATGGCTAACAGCGTCATTTATCATGTCCTTAAACAGATGGGATATAATGATGAAGCTCTCCTAATAGTTAAAGGAGTACTCAGTGATTGGGTACATCCCTTAATGAATATGAACGGAAATTTGTTCTTTGCACCAGGATTTCAACCCTCTGGCAAGTATGGAACGGCTGAGGATAATTCTCTTAGAAATGTACTTTTACAGATGTACTGTTTTGTAGATAAGTTTACAAAGTATGGAGAAGATTCTCAGTGGAACGTTACCACTCAGTTTCAGCCAGATGACTTCTGGAAGTTAATCAATCCACTAGTATATGGTGATGATATGTTAACCGCAGTTAAGGATGAGATAGCTCCTTATTTCAATAATGTTACCTTTGCTAACTATGTTTCAGAGGTTTATGGAATGGATTTTACATCCGCAGCTAAAGGAGTTCACCATCAGCCTTTTATGTCGATAAGAGAGATGTCTTTTCTCAAACGGCGTTTTAGGTATAATAAGTTGTTAGAGAGGAAAGTAGCGGCTTTGAACTTAGATGAGAGTTTCGTTAAGTCTCTCCCATGGGTTTTACCTAGTAAGGCTATTTCTCTTGAACATCAGGTTTTAGATGGATTGAATTCCGCTTTGCAGGAGTACTTATATCACTGTAACGATCGGGTAGATTATAATCTCGCTCGTGAAAAGTGTATAATTGCTTGTGAAAAGCACCTTGGCTTCACCTATGATCAGATTGATTCCTGTTTAAGTACAGTGGATGAATTAATTGCTCGTGATCGAGCCAAGTTTAATTTGCTTTAAATACCAAATTGTGCATAACAAAGCGGTAGTGATGGGTAATTTACTGTTGATATCACACACTGATAAGTCATAAGTGTGCTTCAATACAGGAACCATCATGATAGCAGAGAGGTATTTACTTCTACTATGAGTTTATCATGCGCTGCTTAGCGGGGAAGACCCGCCTAAAGGCAAGATAATTCTGGCTTATTTTGTATCACTGGCTTGATGTGCCCGATACAATCTTATAATGCATTTCTAATAATAAAAATAAACAAAAAGTTACTGCTGTCCAACAGCAGGCTAAACGTAAGAAGATGGAAGAGACGTTTCGAGAAATGGCGCTCGATGAGCTTATCAATCGTCGGGATCTTAAGTTCTCGATGCTCTATAGATCAATTTATCAGAAAGTTCTTAAGGAACGTACTGATGCCCATGCTGAAGCGTACACTCAAGCTAAACTTACGCAGAGAACACGTGCTCATGGGTTTTCGCATCCAGGTCACAGACTACGTAATAACATTGCAGATAAAACGGCTAAGTCCTTTGAGGATACTAAATCAGTTCCTTCTGTTGCTGTTGCTTCTGCTCAGTCTGATTCCTGCGCAGCTAATTCTCCTCCTATAGGGGTTTTGGCTAGCGCACAATCTGGCAATGATCAAACTATGAATTATGTGAATCCTGCTGATGTTTCTGGAAATTCATCTAACTTCGTGCCAGCGAGTTCAGGTTATGAGACAGCTTTGCAATTGGGAGATTTCCTTTCTCGTCCAGTACTAATTTACGAGACGTATAGGGATCTTAATTTGCTTGCTGATGCTATCAATCCTTGGGCTCTTTGGTCTTCCACACCTTCAATTCGTGCTAAATTAACCAATTATGCATTTTTCAGAGGGGATTTGGAGTTGCGTATTATCGTTGCTTCAAATAGATATCACATGGGATGCACTATGTTATCCTATCAACCTTTCCCTTTGGCAAATCCAATTTTACAAGCACATCT